TCATCTTACTTTGCTTTTCTGATTATAATGATTACTCAAAACTCCTTCCAAATCTCTTCCATGTATGCGAAACGTTACGTTTGCGGGCTGATTTCCATTTTCTGCAGACGGTGCAATCTTTTGCGATAAGGAGCCATATAAACCGCTATTAAGCATTTGAAACAAATTACTTTGCTGTGATCCGTTTAAAATCATCTCGCCTGAATTGAGTAAAGCCGGAACCTTATCGCCTGTGAATGATGTGCCAGGCACAATACCACCCGTTGCGAATTTAGGAATACTAGCCATTGCAGCGACGACGGCAGCAACGGCGGCTCCCGCCAATAACCAACCGACAACGGGCGTTTCTGCTGCGGAAGCTACGCCGCTAACTACTGCTTCGGTCTGTTTCGCAGTTATTAACGATTGAATAGCCGGAATAGCTTGCGCAATACTGGATATAACATTTGCGCCCCATTGAAGATACGCCGCCGCACTTTCATTGGTTATTCCAGATAAAGACCCCATAATACTACCAACTACAGATAGAGATTCGGCATACCTTTCATTCATGTCTATATCTTCTTTTTTAAAAAGTGGATCATATTTCGGCAACTTTAAGTTTTTACCTTCTTTCCCATGAGTAGGAACTTTATCTTTATACGTTGGTTTTACCGGAAGAGACAAAGTGCCGTCTTTCATTTCACCATGAGCACTTTTGAACGTTTCTTGCTCTACAACAAACTTTAAACTTATCCTCTTTGATTCGAGTTCATTAATTGTTGCTTGAATGGCGGAACGCGCTTGCATGTCGGTTTCAGCAATAAGTTTTTTATTTTGCTCTGCGATTTGCGTGTCATACCAAGCGATAGAGCCCTCTTTCGGTTCTTCCTTTGGCGTTTTCCCGCCTATCCCTGACTGTGAAGCACGGTTCGCCGCTTTCGTCATACTAGATAAATTCCGTCCCGCCGCCTCTGCCGCCGTTGCAACGTTTATTAAATTCTGCAACCATTCATCACTCTTCTTTACTAAAATCGCGTTATATTGTATTGCATCCTGATACTTCGATAACATCGGGCTTATTGCCTTACTCAATGCATTTGTATCTGTTGTTGTAACCGTGTGCACATTCATTCCAGAACCCACCGTTTCGTAAGTTGTGAATTTGGCTTTTAAACGATCGTATTCATCTACGAAGTCTTTATACTGTTTCGCTAATTGTGCCTTTTGTTTATCGCCTACCGAAGATACATCTAATCTCAACACTTTATCTATATCCATTGCCGAAACATCTACGCCGTCAAGTCCTATTGCCGCCTTTACCATTGCTTGTAATGCGTTTTGACTTCTTTGCTTATATTGTCCTACGATTTCCTCTTGGTCTTTCAGCGTCTTGTCTAATAGTTCCCTAGCTGCTTTCTTTTGCTCTTCTGTTGAATCCTTATCTTTTAAGATAGTTATTTGTTCTTGTATGGTTGCTTGATTCTTTGCATCAAAATAAGAGAATGACATCTTTGTATTTCCTAATTGATCCATCGCGTTGTATGCTTCGCGTGCTAGACGTATAGTTTCGGTTAACCCGTTCATGAACGGCGTCCAGTCTCCACTACCGATAGAGTAGAAAAATTGGTCTACGCCACCTTTTAAGCCGTCCATAGTACGGGCATATTCATCTCCTAGCGTCTGACTGCTATTCATTACTTTATTGAAACCCTCCGAGGCAGTTACAGCAATACCAAGAACCCCGGCGAACTTCATAACTCCCGATACTGCAACGCCGGACATTTTAGAAATGTCGCTTTGAAACCCGTTTACATTCTTCTTCGACTTATTTAGATTTGCGTCAAAGTCATTCGTTTTAAGCAATAATCTTGTTACTATATCAGACATCTTTATGCGTGTTTAATTGTGATTCTACTTCTTTTGCTTTAGCTCGTAATCGTTGCATCTCTTCGTCCGTTACGCTCGTATCTTTCTTTTCTTCTTCATCCCACGGGAACCGGAGTATATCGGTTTGCTTTAGCGTCTTTGTGCTATTAGATTGCGCTATAATGAAACCTAACAATCTAGTTTGTTCCCACGCTTCCCGATTGCGTCGATTCAATCCGTCTATAAACGATTCAACCTCGATAAAGTCCATTTTATCGAGGAAGTAATCGGGAGCGATCCCGCCCTCACCGACAACGCGCGAATAAAGTTCGCGTATACTTACGGCTTTCGTTTCCGCGTTGTCACCTTCTTTTTTTTTACGTCATTTCCTGCCGATTGCGAACGTAGTTTGATTTCATCCAAAATAAACTCTTTGAATTGTTCGAATAGAGTCAAATCATTTTCGCACAACTCTATAAACTCGTCAAATTTCATATTAAACGAATCCTTATTACTAGCGATCAGGAACGAATAAAACAAAATGTATTCATCTAGTAATTTCCCGAACTGAAACGGATAGCCGGATATAGATTCGAACACAAAGAACGCACGAAGCGTATATTTCAAAGAGAAATCTTTTCCGTTAAGTGATATTGTTTTCATTGAATAAGTCGTTTAGAGGGCGGCAAAACACCGCCCGTAAGTTATTTACTAGCTGCTTCCTTTGCAAGCGGTCCGGTTCCTTCGAAACTGATTGATAGTGTTGCTTTGTTTCCATCCGGCGCATTCGCTTCTAGCGAAGTGATAACCGCACTACCTGTATATGCACCTTCTGCTAGCGTCCATCCGGCGGCGGGCATTTCGTTTACGTCAGGATTGCCAACAACGCCAAATTTCAGAACAACAGGTTTATGCGCCAAGAACAAAGCGAATAGTTTATCGTAGCTATTCGCATCTGCATCCGCGCTAAATACGTTTTCACTGGAAGCGTTCCAAGAAAGTTTTTTAATGTCCTTTTCCGTCCAGATGCCCGAATCTTTACTTTGTGTGTCGATTGTTTCAGCCGAAAGCCCCAATTTGCAAGATGTGGCAAGTGCGATGGCTTTATCGTCGATGAATAACATTAGGTCTTTTCCTAACACAGATTTTGCTTTACTCATAATTTTATCGTGTTTTAGTTAATTATTCAGTTTTAAATGAGAATACGAGGCTTTGAATAAAAGTATCTTCTATAAAATCCTCATTCGCGCTAATTAGTTTAGAATCGATCACATCGAAGTTATCATAACTTCCTCGTTTGTTTTCGAGTGATTTACGTACCTCTTCCGCGATTGTAACAGAGTTCAAATAGTTATCACTGGCGACAACGATCTCAACCGAAACTGTATCGCCCGTACCATATCTATCTTTCGTATATTCTGGAACCAGAGAACTACGCTTGTAGATAACGAACGGAAAAGATGTTTCCGTTTTGGTCGAGATAGCATATATTTTATCAGAAACCAATTTTGCCAACTCTGTAGAGTCGCTTAATCTCTTATATACGTGTGCGCCTATTGATAAACTCATTTCTTTTTATTTGTTACTTTCATTATAGAATCAATTATATTTTTCTCTAGTGAGTTCTCTGCTTCTTTCTGCTTCGATTTGACCGCATTAGAAAAGAAGTGGGAAGCATTTATAATACCTCTATTCGCTCCTTTTTTGGTAGCTCGTTCTTTGGTTCCTGATTCAAACCATTTCAACATATAGGCGCGTGATCCCTTTTTGCGTCGGTCGATCAAGTCAACCCGTGCACCGGAAGCATTGCGATAAACTGCTACGTTTATTTCGTTCTTTAGCGGTTTGAACGATACGCCATTCTTAGAACTTCCAAATTCTGCATCAGTAACAGCAGAAACTAAATTTTCCTGAGCCTGTTTACGAATGATAAGAATCGACTTTCTAAGAGCGGAGGAAATTGCCTTCTTTGCTTCTTTATCGTTCAACCGTTTAAGTAGTTCGTTTACTCGCGTTGCATCCACTTCGACGCGATACAAGTTGCGCCCGGTGTAATTGTCGTTACTCATTGATTACCTCCGCTTCTATAACCGTTGCTTGTTGCTTCCGGTCGTGATTGATAGATAGAATCTTGTATTTTTGCCCGTCGTATTCGATCCTCATTTTAGCGTTGATCTCTTTACAGATGCGAATCATTATCGTATTAACGGTCGTATTATATATCTCGCCGTTCGCTTCTTTACGTGCACCCGACTTAAAGCGAATGTATGCGCGTTTATCGAATACTTTCACCCAACTTTCAGACGTGCCGCCCAGATTATCGCGCTTTGACTCGCTACGGTAAAAAGCGATCATTTCGTTTAATAATCCTGCTTGCATTACGTATATCGTTTTAAAGGTTGCAGCAATAGTTCTATGTGCCCCGGAATAACTTGCGGAGTGGCAAATGTTACCGATTCGCGGTTTGCGTAGTAATTCGCTATAAGGATGCGGATCGCGTGCCAGATACGCCGATCTATTTTTGCGTCCTTAACGTAGTTATCTAGCGGATTATTTAGATACGATTCGATAAGAAGTTGAACGGGTTCGATAAGCCCGGTTATATACGCGTCGTCCGTGTCGAAGTCAACGTTTAAATGCTGTTTGAGTTCTTCGAGTGTTACGTATTGTGCCATATTGTATAAATTAGAAAGGGCTAGAGCCGAAGCCCCAGCCCTTTAGTGAATGATAGGTTATAGGATTAGGCAGAAGCTTTTTTCTTTGCGATGGCAAAGGCTTCCGGGCGAGCTACAACAATATCATAATCAGTATTCAACACAAAGTTTACGACATTACTTTTCGCTCCGGTATACGGGTCTATAACTAAATCCATATCGCCGAACTGACCGATAGCAGCGTTGGAGAATACACCGAATCCGATAGAATCGGCGTCTATGTAGTTAGTAACAAGAACCGGATAACCGTTCACCATACCATTTTGGCAGATCATTTCAGCAGCCCCCGCCGCTTTGGGAGTGGATTTCAAAGCACCATACACCTTTGGAGTGCAAACATAGGCAGCTGTACCGTCGGTTACATCTACGCCCGCATCCATTACGGTAGATTCAAGCGAAACAATATCCGCAAATGTCAACGCGTTTGTATATTCAACATCTGGTTTTGTCTTTACAAACACCCCGTTGCTTGCGCCAGACAATGCAGTTCCCGAAAACATCCATTTATTCAAAGTGCGAGCGACACCAAGCGAAATTTGCTTCAAAACAACGTCCTGCAAAGAGTAGTTCGTTTGGTTGATCGCACGCTTAGACACCGGGATAGAAATAGATACACGTTTGGGTGAAGCCTTGATTTTGTCGATATTCAATTCGGTATCGGTAACCGCAACGTTTTCACCCTGAATTGTTGCTTCAACAGCCGCCAATGTTGGGAAAACAAGGTCACCTACAAGCCCGCTTTGCATCTTGATACCTAGTTTATCAATAATCAAACCTTTTTCTAACGGTTCAATGATTTCACCGATTGTAACAGGAACCATGCTAGCCGCATCGGTTGTATCTGTAACAGTCACCGCACGTTCTACAACTTTAATACCGCCTTCCGATACTACTCCGTTGTATTCTTCCAAAGAGCGATGATTAACGACGTCAAAAACAGCCTGTGAGAACAACACGCGACGGTCTGATACCAAACCCGCGTTAATATCTTCAAGCGCACGGCGTTCTACCTTCATTTCTAAAAGCTCTTTCTTTGTTTTCAACTGCTCGAACTGCTCTTTCTCGCTTGCGTCGAGTGCTCTTTTTTCCGCTTCTGCTTTATCCAACATAGCGCGCATCTGCTCTTTGTATTGAGCAATAGTTTCAAATTCTTTTCTCATGTTTTAAATTGATTTGCGTAAATTATTAAGTTCATTTAAATAGTCTTTATTCTCGCCGGACAATTCCGCTATCGTATCGTCCATACTCCGCACCGTTACGTCTGTACCATAAAAAGCAGGATCAACAACGGGAGATATATCAGAAATCCGATCAATCATGTGTACAGTACGAAGCAACAATCCGTCTTTCATTGAATAGGAAACTTTTGTTTTATCCTTTTCATTTAAAGCATACGCAAAAGACGAACCGAAAATGTCACCGCGTTTAATCATTTCTACGGCGAAATCTCCATCGGGAGTACTAGGAGCCTCAAACCTGTATTTTAGTCCGTAGTCGTCAAGTTCAAGCGACAAAGTACCTGCACCGCGATTAGATCGAGCCAACAATCTCTGTTTGTTATGATCTAACAGAGCTTTAACATCACAACTACGCAATAACTCTTCCGTTATAGCTCCCTTTTCGATCACCTCAACAAAAGCGCGTTGTTTTTCCCTGTCGTACAATACACGGCTTTCTTGTCCGAATACAACCGCATAACCTTCGATTATTCTTCCATCTCCAACTTTAGGAGCACCTAACTCTGTATAACTTCGTATTTCCATATTTTGCAAATATCATTTTACTATATGTTTGTTTCCTCATTCTTTGGTAGCTCTACTTTTTGACTAGCCGCCTCGATTGGTTGAACGTTGCAAGAAATAAATACTTTATCGCCCCCTTCAACAGGTGGCTTTCCTAATGCTCTACGGGTATCATTCGGAGAATGAGCGCCCATTTCTTCCAGAGCCTTGTAATAACTCGCTTGCGTCGTTAAATCGGTTTGATATAAGCATGACAAATCAAATGAAATACTATATAAGTGAGCGACCGAATTAGGAATCAGCTTGTAATTAAATTCAGCCTCGATTTGTTTCAATATTGGTTGCAGTGTATCAGTTAAAAAAGAAACATTGCTCATTTCAGAAGCTTTGTAATTAGTAGATTGTCCGGCAAATACTTTATCTGGGTGAACTCCGTAAAATCTACATATATCAAGAATACTGAATTTCTTTGTTTCCAATAACTGCGCATCAACCGGATTTATAGAAAGTTGATGAAATCCAACATCGCCGGGAACTGAAATAATGTCTCTTCCTGTGTTTAGTTGTTCCTCTATGCGATCTCCAACCGTAGAAAGTTGAATATCCGTCATACCTGCACCGGGCAACCCTTTATTTATCTCTTTTGCACCGGAAACAAGCCCCTTTATTTTACTTCCATTCTGAAAGGTTCGTAAATTCTGATTATCTGCACTCGCGGCTATGGAAAAGATACGGCTAGCGTACATTATTGTGCTTACTCCTGTATATCCCCCGTCCAAACTATTATTTTTAAGATGGATTATTTCGTAGGATTCAAAACGCCCATATATCCGGTTATATGGATCAGAAATAATATAAACATCATTCAATTTGTCATAGGTTACTGTATTATTTGCGCATAATACAAGCTCGCTGACACTACCGAACTTTCGACGGATAACGATGTAGGCGTTTCCTTGATTTACGATTTGAACAACCATATTCCTAACCATTTCAAAACTATTCATTCGTCGGTTAGGCATACGGGTTAATATCGTATATAAATCGTTTTCCTCGTCTGGTGAGAAATATCCATCTTTTTTCCGTTTAATTATAAGCGGTAAAGACGCGATAGTCCCCGAAAGAATAGAAGTACATCTATATGCGGCTGAAAGTTTCATTGCTTGATTACTGTTATGCACATCTATTGGCTGACCGGGTAACGATGGTAATCGGGAGTTTATCGCCGCATCTTTATCCGTTGTGCTCATCTCTGCATTTAAGGCGCGTTTTTGCGTCTTTGAACGTCCCAATTCAAAATTAAAAGATAGTTTCATTATACCTCCATGTTATTAAATAAGTAGAATGTCATTAGGTTTGTTATAGTCGAATCAATCTTCGCGTTATGCGTTTTCTTGACTGGCTTCTTATTCATGTTCCGATCTTCGTCTAATACCGCATTACTAAAACAGTATGGCGTAATCGGATTAGGGCTAAAGGTGAGCTTACCCCGATACAAAGCAAGTTCAAAGGATTCGATAGGGCTTGTAAACGTTCCGTATGTCTGTTTAACAGGCTTAATATATTCACTCGCACCGCCTACGGAATAAGTAAGAAGATTTACAAATTCAGCCGATTTATAAGGATCATAGCCAACTCCCATAATTTGTAGATACTTTGCACGTGCAAGTATATCGTTTACTATTTGCTGATAGTCGATAATATCACCGTCACAAAGAATTAAATAGCCCGCTTTCGCCCAACCTTCGTAAAGTTCCCGATTCGGATGATCTTTCAAAGCTCCTTCCGGGAAATAGTAGTCCGTATGCGAATGAAAAGAGCCGCTTTCTTTCGAATAGATATTATAAGTAACCGAAGAGAAGTCGTCTCGAACGGACAAATCAACCGCCACCATCGTAAGCGGATAAGTACCAATATTTTCTATTCTAATATCTTTGAATCGTTCTTCGATCTGCTTTGCCTCAATCCATTTTGTTGTTTGGTCGGTAGTAAATACGTTAAGTAACTTTGTTCGAAACTCTAGCGCGTCCGGTGCGCTATATAAAGCCTTCTGGTATGCGTCGATATAGAAATCTTCATAAACAGTTATACCCATGTGTGGTTGCACTTTACGCCACGTTGCCGGATCGCCTTCCTCGTCGTCTACGTCTGGCTCAAAGATGTGTGCAAATATGGAATCATTTTCAATCTCACCTCGTAGGATCGATTTATACATTTTGAGCATTTCGACGAATGGAGCCGTTTCTTTATCGGATGCGGTCGTAATTACTACGGTTAAAGGGTTGAGCCGTGCGCCCATTGAGGAAGTTAATACATTCTTCAATGCGGCGCTATCGGCTTGTGAATACTCGTCTACTATTACCATGCTTGCGTTAAGTCCGTCTAATTTATCCGGGTTAGAGGCAAGGCAACGGGCAAAAGAGGTTTTTCCCTTTATGCGGTTATATATGATTTCTCGATTAATTTTGAAGTGCCTAAACTTCGGATCGAGAGACTTTAAAATATTACGTATTTCATCAAAACAAACTTTCGCCTGATTATATGAATTTGCAGCAACGTATGTTTGTGCGTTCGCATCACCGAACAACAAATCGTTAATCGAAAGACTCGCTACGCTTGTTGTCTTACTGAATTTACGTGGAACGAATAGAAGAGCTTCACGAATCAAACGTTTGTTTGTTCCGGGCTTGTAAAATGCGAGAATGTTAGAGAACTGAAACACTTGTATCGGAGTCAGCTTGTATCTAGTTTTTCCCTTCGTGCCGGAAAACTTCAAACGCTCATAGAACGTGACGAACTTCTTTACTTCCTTGATCCGAAACTCGTATTTATCGAGGAAAACAAAGAAGCGGTGAACGGCTAGTAACTCGTAAAGGTTGTGCGCGTCCGGATTGTTAATACAACCTTTAATATACACATTTAGTCTTTCGTCTGCCTTGTCTAGCTTATACGAATCAACGTCGATGTTATGCAAGTCGGAGATAACCGACTGCTTTAACGCTATCAAATTGTCTCTATTCTCCTTGTTCATCGCGATCTATTTTGTTTACTTCGTTAATCAGGTCGTTTACTTCGTCGTCGTCAGATGCAGAAAGCGTTTGAAAGGTCAAACCAAGTTCGCGTAATTGTTTGCGCGTTGCTTCGAGTGCATCGAATAAAACTTTGAAAGCAGGATGCGCCGTAAGTTTATCATTATTTTCGCGGGACACTTCTTTCACGTATGACTTCATACGCTTCTTTGAAATATCGTTTAGTGCAATTTGAAACGCCATATATGAACCTGCGCAAAGAGTTATACAGAGGTCTAAATCTTCCGTATATGTTCCCTGCGACTCCATCGCGGCGCGAATCTTTTCTTTTATGTCGTCCAAATCACACATTTTTATAGGCTTTTTGCATATAGGAAAAGATCGCAAGTATTTGGTAGCTCGGAAGATGCGCGCAAAAAGTTTACCCCCAACGCGCACCCCCTCGTTTCAAAAATTACTCGCGCGTGTAAATATGAGGTGAGGTGGGTTTAGCGTATCGCGTTAAAAAATAAAAAACCGCCCCCCTCTTTCAAAATAAAAGATTTATTAGCATTTAATTTTGAATGTAATAATAAAACTACTATTTTTACCCAAAAAGAAAGACTATGAATAACTTATTAATAATTGGGAATGGATTTGATTTAGATTTAGGGTTGCCAACTAAATACTCTAATTTCATTGAAAGTAAATACTTTAAAAAACAGAACATTAGGAGAGGAAGTAAACTATTTAAATATATCAGTGAAACATATCATGATAAAAAATGGATTGACATTGAGAATGAATTAAAAAGATTTGCCTTAGATGATAAAGGGAAAAATATTCTATTTAATAAAACAGAAAAAGATTTTGAACTCTTAAGAGTTTCATTATGTGATTATTTATCTAGTTTAAGCTATGAAAGTATAAACAAAGAGTCGGCGGCATGTATGCTTATTGAATCAGTTATAAATAATTACCTTTTCAAAAAAGTGTACACATATAATTATACAGATTTAGAAAAGATCATCGATATATTAGATGTAAAGAAAACCTTTAATAATCAAATTGAAATAGAGTATGTTCATGGAAAAGTAAATGATAAATCAATAATATTAGGTTTTGAAGATTCGGCAGAAGTGAAGGATGATTATTTATTTATGATAAAATCATTTAGCCGTCATTTTCGCTCGCATAATATACAATACGACATGATACTTGCCGATGAAGTAATCTTCTTTGGACATTCATTGGGAAGTACCGATTATCACTATTTTGAACATTTTTTTAGAAACCAATCGAATGAACAAATAAAAAAAGAAGATTCTAAAATAATTACGATATTTACCTATGACAATAAATCTAGATTAGAAATATTAACTCAACTTAGAAGCATGAATGAGAAAAAGACAAATCTACTATTTAGTTTAAATCAATTAAATATCTTTTGCACAAAAGATGGAGAAGGAGATAAAGAAAGGATAGAAGAATATTGCAAAAATCTTAAAACAAAAGGGATCGCCGCTCAAAAAGAAATCATAAGCAAGACAGCAGTAGATCAAAGAAAAAAGGGCTAACAAAATATTAGCCCTAATAAAGTGCTATCATTTCAAAAACTTATCAACAAAACGTTCCGTCATTCGTTTATTATTCGCCTGCACCGCCTCTTTCGAATGACTGAAAGCGCGCCGATGTTTATCGGAATGGCACGAATGGCATAGACTTTCCAGATTGTTATAATCAAACATTAGTTGTCTCATTCCGAGTTCATGCGACACGGACTCAACCGGGACAGTGTGATGTACTTCCGTTGCAAGCGTACTGCGATTGTTCGCCTCGCACATCTCACAAACCGGATTGCTTTGTAGCTTCTTAGCTCGAAGTAACTTCCAACGATTGGAGTTAATCATCTTAATGTAATGCGGGTTTCTACTCATTGTTCGTCATAATTAAAAAGAATCTTATCACATTGATAACAATCGTGCAACTCCTTTCGTGTTGCCTCGATGTCGTCCGTTTCTATCTCAACTAAATGCGTCTCGGACACATCGCCCGATTTGCATTGAATACGCCTGATTATATACATAACGTTTCGATCCGGTCTAATCCGTTAATAAGTAATCTAATCCGTGCACAATTCCCGTCGCATCGAGTCGATTGTGTTTCCTGTTTATGTATCCGGCTTGCACAACCTTTGCAGTTCTTAGACGGACACATTTGTTTATACACTTCGATAGCTTGCCGCCTCGTTTCGTCTCTCTGTATCCGAGCCGCTTCGATAGCGACTTTTCGGATTAAGCCACGCGAGCGGATGCGCTCGTTTGTGGCTTGTTCGATGTACTGTTTTACTTTACTCATTTTACCGTGTTATTTTTAGGTTTGTAATTCCACCCGTTTAACTCGTAGACTTTCCGTTTCGCCTCTTCCTGTGTTGCCGCATCATCTACCTTTGTGTCTCCGTCTGGATCGCGACGATAGATATTGAAGTGACGAAAACGAGGGGAATAATAATACTTTGATTGATTTTGTGTTTGGTTCATTTCTATTCTGTTTTTAGTTATATTAAAGCGCTGCCATTTTCAAATCCCTATTCTTCAAGATATTTGCAGTCAAAACGAATTTTTGTTCATTATTTAGGTATTCAAAGAATAATTTGTAAATATCTCTATGTGCATCTTCAACAAAGCACATCCATAACCTTTGCCCTTCATCGCTTCCGAATAAGTACACAAATACCTGACAGTTACTATAATTGCCAAATTCCTTAAGAGAGTGGATATTCGAATAGAAAATACGGCAGTCTCCAATTAATATTCTATCATCGGAAATATCCTCAAATGATATTGCTTCCTCTATATTCATTACTATCTTGATTTGAATTATTTTCTAATCATTAATATTGGCACACTTTTTGTTATTTATATTGTGGCGATTTTGCCATAATTTAAAATCTAATTATATGAAAATTGTAACTTACAAAATTCTCAACGGTACTCTGAACCTTTTTAAGCTTCCTAACGGCAAAATAGTGCACATTCCAACAGAAGCATTGCCTCAATTAAAGGAATCATTAATTCCAGATATCGCCTGTTATATTCAAGTAAAGCAAAACAATGGACAGTTTAAAGCAGAAACAGCATTAGCACGGATTTCTGACCTACAGGAATATAGTATTGAAGATGCTGTATCATTTTTTGAGGCACCTAAAGATTTCTTTGACCTAAAAGAACTCTAATGATTTTATATATCTGTGTGATTGTGTTTATTGACACATTCACGCAGATATTATTCAGTTATACTCTATTTATTTCGTCATTGATTCGGAACATACTATCGCTTATGAAGTCGTATATCTTGTACATAAGTTCCGGTTCTTCTTTTTTAGGAGAATAAACCATTACCCTTTTACCTGCCCCTTTCATCCATCCTGCTTCTGTGTTAGCAGACCGACCACAAGGAAGAACCATAACGCAGACATCAGCCCACTGCATACCGTTGAAATCTGAATCAAAACCTTTCTGTGCAATTGGGTGATTAAGTGCTTCTCGATATTGCTCTGTTGTCCAGTTCTGCCAATCAGGGTCTATATCAGACCATTGGAAACCACCATTCCCATGTGGGGGATTCTTAAAATCATAGACCTCATGTCCTAAATTACGGAGAATATCTACAACATCTTGTTGAAATACATTTCTCCAACTACTTGCTACATAAATTTTTGCCATAATATTTTTAATTATAATATCACTTTTATATATTTGTAATAGCATTTACAAACAATAGGGTAAAAAATGCCTGTTGGCGTTTATGGGTTCGAATCCCGGATAAATGTTAGGTGCTATTGCCGCAAAATTTCTAAAAGAAAAAGAATCATGATTACATTTATTATATTAAATATAGTCCTACCAATGGCAATTGGTATTGTATCCGCTTGGATATATGATTCTATCAAAGAAAAGATGCGTTATCAAAATGCAGTGTCACCGACACAAGAAGCTGCCTCCGGGCGGCTTCTTCCGTTTTAGTATTTTCATTTTATTCATTACTTAATTGTTATTAGTTATTCAATCCGTTCACCCAACTTTAAAACATACACTTCTTTCTTATCAGGTGCACCCCACTTCTTCCGACCAACTCCAACAGAGATACAATCCAACTTAAACAACATAGTTCGCGCGGTGTACCCATACCGGAAACGAACGTGTGTATAATGATCGCAACTACCAACCGGACAACCGTCACAACCTTTTGCGCTTGGATGAAGTCCGCAACACTTTAAGCGTTTGATCCAATACGGTTTTATTTCCCGATATTCTTCTTTCTTTTCGCCGGATTCGATCATTAGAAACCAAACCGCCATTAATGGTAAATCTAGTATTCGCATAACTTTATTATTTATTAATTCTACACAAACATTCTAGGCTGCATCCGCGACAAAATGATTTTATTCGCATCTGCATAGAACTTCTTCTTTATCTCAAATCCGTATGCTTTTCGCCCGCATTGAGCGGCTGCAAGTAATGTTGTCCCACTTCCGGCGCATGGGTCTATTACAACATCACCCGCATCGGTGAAAAGTTCGATCAACCGCTCAAGCAACGGAACTGATTTTTGTGTCGGATGAATCCGCGGTGTATCTGTATCTCTAGGATAATCGAAACAATTAAATACCATCCGACCGCCATTATTGAACTTTGGCAGTTTGTCCCGATATAAGAGTACACCATATTCACAATTACCAACGACCTTCATATTAGCCTTTAAAACTTGTGCCGAAAAGTTCTTTTTAAATACCAGATTGATATAATTGTTCAGCCCGTATTCCTTCGCTTTCTGTATAAGTTCAAATTGTTGCTGAAATTCACAAAAGACAATCATACAGGGGGATTTTCCTTTTTCTTTTGGCTCTTTAACGAGCATCTTGCTACAAAAGTGAAGAAATTCAGTAATTCGAAAATCTTTATCGGTATCGAAAAACTCTTTTCCGGCTAATTCGCTTTCTCCGTTAGAATTGTCTCCGTCGATATACCAAGATGGATTAGAACCGTATGCGTTCTTCCCGATGTTGTAGGGAATATCCGCAATGATTAGTTGTGCTTTCGGAATACCGTATGTTTTATAGTTCTGGAAATGGTCGTTAAATAGTTCTACGTCTTTCATCGAAACAATAATATTAATCGTTAATAATTTCGTCCTCATTCTCTACTACTTCGCTTTTTACAGGTTTCTTCACCGGAACGCGAATCGCCTTTTCTGTAAACTTGTTCGATAGATATTGTTTCGCCTGCTCCCAATCTGTAAAGTGTAAATTCGGATCAGTATAGAGCGAGATTATCGTAGAGTTTAATTTGTCGAGTGCTCCGAAAGCGCTTGAATTTATCGTACCGTCTAAGGGTGAAAACTTGCTAACTAAGCCGTTATAATTCTCTGAAACAAATCGGTCGATATACTTCCGATTCCGTTCATTTGCCGCGACGGGGTCTGCTGATATGTCGTGCAAATAATTTGTGTTTGATAGTTTTTTAACCATATTAAAATCCTTCTAATCGTTTTTGTCCGTTCATCTCGTCTACCTTGTGTTGTGGTAGTTTTCGTTTTGGTTTTACATACTCGAAATGTCGTTCCGCCTGTGATAGATCGTAGAACATTTCTTTGATTTCGTCCGGTAGTACTTCTTCATCATCATCGCCTGGCATCGGATCAGCAACCCGGAGAAAGCAGCCTAAAATGTACTGCATAATCTCGTATGTGCTTTTGAAATGGTAGTCAGCGCGAATCTTATCGAGCCTTTGCCATTGTTCCAGATCGACGCGAACCGGAATCTTTTTAAAGTACACAAGTTTCTTTTTTCTGCTTCGCATGGTTTCGTTGTATTAATTATCTTCTACTAGCTCCGTTCAATTCAATCACATTAAACATCTCATTTATTCTATCCGCAATATAAGCTCCGTATTTCAATTGTATTTCCTCGATAGTCATATTGGTAGTTGCGTGTGTTACCGCATCGTATCGAAGCTCGTAGCGACATTGGAAAACATATTGCATAACATTTAACTCGGTACCAAAGTGTTTAGCCGGAAGCGGCTCTCTGCCGAGTTCGTCGAAACACACATCTCTAGGTTGCCCAGCATTGTACGTATATAGGTCGAGTCCATCGCCTCCCAATGCAGTGTATCGATTCGCCACGAATGACGCCGAGTCAATCCGAAATCCACCGATTGGGTATCCGCCGGGATTTTTAGAGCCTCTACTAAGCACTAAATACCTGTTGAGGATTTGTATAATTGTGCTTTTGCCTGTTCCGATAGTGCCTGTGAATAAGAGTCCTTTACCATTGTCAAAATGGGAAGAAACACCCTCTGCATACTTAAATACTTCATTCATAAGGTTTTTATTTGCATCCGTTATTTCAAAACAGGGGCAAATCTCCTTACAGCACGATTTAAAGCAATCGGCTCGCTTGTCGTATGGTATCGGGTCGTCAGAACGACAAAGTACGGATAATAGGGGCGTCGATACTCTTTGCATCGTTTTTGCCCTCGCTTGTTTCATGTTCATTTCTATTTTTTTTCAGTTCAAAGAATCCCGCCCAATTATTCGCAATCGCTTCATCTATGATTTGAGATGCGATCATCGGATCACCTTTGCTCAACTTCACTAATTTGTTGTAACACGCTTTAAGTGACTTTTCCGATTTGTAATTTTCCCGCCTGTCTTTCTTATATTCAAGCCAGAGCGAAAACGCTTCTAAAAACTCGTCAGATATAAAATCAAAATCTCCATGAGAGACTTTAGAGAGTATATTTCTGTTTGGTTTCTGTTTTAGTTTATTATAGTCTGTACTATCCCCTGTATCATTGGCTCCCTTATCTACTGTATCATTGGCTGTCTGATTGGCTCCCTTATTGGCTGTTTGATTGGCTGTAAAATTTACAGTAGTAGTTACAGTGGTTTTAAATTCCTTCACGAAAGAATACGAGCTAATGACACGTTTATTTTTACCAGATTTATAATAAATCAATCCTGCATTTATTAAAGACTCACGGGCTTTTATTAGTGTTTTCTCATTCACGTTAAGCGCAAAACAAAGTTCAATGTTCGAGCAATCGAAAACGTCCCTCCAATCTTCGCCGTTACAAATAGCCACTAATTCGTAAAAAAGGGCTTGTTCGGTGGCGGTAAATCTGAAACGTCGTCGCGCTTTTCGCATCTTTTCGGTTAGCGTATATCCGTCTATATTCATCACACTTATAAAGTCTATCGAGCGATATAATAACTACAAATCCTTATCCCGATCGCCCGTCCCACTTTCAGAACGGAACAATAGCAAATAAAATTATTCTCTCTTCCTCCATTGCGACACGTTCGACAATCGTGTTTTACTTGCTTTTGTGATGTTTTCTTTGCCATTCTTATACCTCCTTTATTTTAATTCCATGAATGTAAAGCATGAGTTTACGTTTGATTATATACTCCTTTGTCCGAACTCCTTTAGTATCTTCGACGATATACTCACCATCCCGATAATAAACGAAATCCGCGATGTAATAAACGCCTCGTTCGATCAGCTTCTTTTTTGTGTAGCGTCTTCCGTGCTCCTTGCACTTCGTAGAAATGATATTGAGGCGAAATAAGCTCGAATTTTACTTGTTCTTGAAGTCCGGTTATAATTCCCTTCTTTTCGAGTAGTTTCAGATCCTTAGCGCGTCGATATTCCTTTTTAGAGTCGTATCCGTCTATCTTTACATTGTTATACTTTGCCATGTCTTTTTAATTGGTTTGTGAATAGTGGATAAGCCCGGATTCGAACCAGGAATGATACTTCAAGAGCCGCACCGTTAAACAGAATGTCTGGCGATCAACCTTACATAACTAGGCGTTTCCAATTCCGCCACTTATCCGATTTGCCGGGGCTTTCACCCGGCGCGCCGTTACTTGTTTGTGTCGTGTTTAAATTCTTCCTTTTCTTCTGAATGATATGGATAAACATCTACAATCGCCGTTTCTTTGAGAAGAATCGAAGAATAATCCGCCATCGTCCCTTTCATTCCTTCGTCGAGCTTCTTCATTGCGTCGTGAATGTCTGCCGCCTGTATAAGTACATTTGTATAGGTCTTTTTCTCCTTGCCGCTTTTCTCGTCAAGCGTAATGAAGGCGAGTCGCCCAGCAAACCATTTATCGGCTGAATCTTCTTCGCTCGTAAATATCTCGCTATAATGCGCGCGGGAAATGTCGGTCACTGTAAACTCACCGGAGATAAACGGTGTGACCTCTTCGATTATTCGTGCTTCTGCTTCGGTAAAACTTAGTGCATCGACTAAATACGGTTCAGTCACTTTCTTTTGCATTCCGTTTTCCATCACCTTCTCGTAACGGATTTTACATAAAACCAAGTGTGCATCATAATTTTGTGTTTATTAAAGTGTTTATAAAAATGTAATTAATCATGTTGTGTTAGTGTTGTGACGGTACTTTCTTCATCAGTTTCTTTAATTCCTTCCGCATCTTATAAATCTGATTTTTAACCGGAACACTGTTTTTCGCTTCCGGCTTTAACGCCTCGATCTGCATCTTTAATTTTAAAACCTCTTTTGCCTTATCGACACAATCAAGCAAGTCCAGACCGGAACGGATAGATTCGTCTATCATCTCGCTAGCCAACCGGATTCGATCATAGAGTTTCTTTATATTCTCCACGTGATCGGCTCGATTCATTTCGAGTATTCGACCGTCGTTTACATAGCCGTCATAAATGACATAATACAACTTGTCTACGTCCGGACGCCCTAGAAAATGTCCGAGGAATTGCCAATAATATTCGTCTTTTTCGTCGATGGTATTTCCGAACTGCAGCGATTCGATCTTTCCTTGCGACATCGGGCACTTGATCTCACCTAGAGCGATAACTTTCCCGTCAAATCCGTACACATAGAAATCCGGTGAATCTCCGAATCCTTCAAACGGTTCATTGAAAACAATGTCTTTAAAATCGGTTGTACACGACTTGATCTCGTTCATTAACTGGCTCCGTACCCATTCGACTGCTAGCGGTTCGTTTTCATGTCCCCAATCAAACGCCTTGTTGCTTCCGTTTTCTCGCATCGTCCCGGTTCTACGCTCGTATCGTACTAAATACATCGCGTCTAACGCACCTTTACCAAAGGAACAACCTTTGCCCGCTTTCATCAGATCGGGAAGCGTAGAGGCGGTTATTTTGCCCCGTCTCTTTTCCTTCCATTCGATTTCTTTTTGTTCACTTGATTTCATGTGCTACTAATTCTTTGATTTGTTCTTTAGTTAGTTTATATTTCGTCTGTACCTGTGCGACCGTAAAACCACCTGCCAAACCGTCGAGGATATTTTTCCAGATTGCCGATCCTGTCTCAACCGTAGGCAATGAGTTTTCTACTTTCGGAAGAAAAGGACGAATACGAAGCGAATCAACCTTTTCGCCGAAAGCGTCAACTAATACCGCTCCGATTTGGATTTGCTTGTTTATCCATGACTCAAAATTCGGATTCTTGAAAATTTTCGTCAATGTTTTGCAATTCGTCCGGTTGAGGATCATCGGTTTTACATTCTCGTAAAAGTAAGCGACGAAACATTCTTCTTTCTTTCCAGACGCGCCGACCACTTGTTCTTTTTTCGTTTCGCGGATGGTGAGAATTATATCTTTTCCATCCGGTAGGCTGTAAGCGCCTAGATAGTCATAATTAAATTGAGTTTTCCAGTGTGTCATTATCTTGTTGTTTAAAAGTTATCGTTTCCACCCTGATAAAGCGACTCATAACAGCGAGCGCAAACCGTTATTATCTTTGTGCCATATCTGCCACGTTCGTACGTTTCGACCTCTAATTCTATCTCTTCGCCCGGTTCGATCTCTTCGCCGCAATCTTCGCAAACTAGAGTATCAGCAGGACACGCGCCAAGAACCGTACAAATTCGGCAATTACCGATACATTGAGGATTCGCCGCCATGTCGTTTCGTGTTTAGATAGTTACAGACTAGCACATAGATAACCGTGATAAATACGATCAATAGTGCGATAATTAATTTGCCCGGCTCCGGCTCGCCTTCTGCGAGGCTGCACGCTGAAAGCATTAAGATAATAGCAGCGGGACTTTGTTTTAGTGTTAGCATGGTGTTTGGCTTTATACGACCTTATTACTCTGTATGAATCTATCTATACTCGATAAATCGTACCAGATCATTTTTCCAAATTGAGAAAAAGAAATGAGAGCTTTTTCCCGTAACGTTCTCAAAAAATCATCCGAGCATCCTATATAGGATTTTGCTTCATCTTTACTAAGCCATTTCTTTACTATTGGCTCAACTTTTCCGGTCACTCTAGTTCGTCCCATTGTTCATTATTCAATCGTGTAACAATTAGATTATCTTTATCGGTTTCCGTCGTAAACAGTAGACCTTCGTCATATTTTAGATTTGTACAGGTCGGTCTAACCGAATTTCTTTTAGAACGAGGGAAGGTCATTGTTTCCCCGGGCTGCATCCCCCTTAAAAGGGCAGTTAATTCGTTTCTTTTTCGTCTCATTGTCGTGTATCGTGTTATGTAGCCCCAAAGGGCTATGGATTAATATTAAATAGCTACTTTCAATCGCTCTATATCTCTTATTAGTTTTTCTTGCCTTGCTACTTCATTATCTGCCATTCCGTCAAGCCCGAGACTTGCATACCATTCTGCATTATTAACAGCCTCTTCTAATGCTATTTCTTTTTTCGAAATTAACGCATTAATGGCGTTCTTATCACGGCTTTCGATTAATATCTCTAAGGCTGTCTTTCTGGTTAAAGTGCTAGTTGCTTTCATAATCGTATTTATTATGTAACCCCGAAGGGCTACGGGTTAATATTAAATCTTCTGATAACCGAATGAGTTCATAAACTTCTCCGCGCCTTTGAACGTTTTGAAAGTCTTGCTACTAGAAAGTGTACATGCTAAGAATCTTTGTCCGGCTGTTGTATTAATTAAACTTACACAACATACTGTTTCGCTTCCTGCTTTTTTAAATTCTACGTCTCCGATCATTCCTGCTTTCATAATTCTATACTTTTATTTGTTAGTTCTTGATTGATTGATTAACTTTGATGCGACAAAGATAGAAGTTATTTCGCAAATTGCAAAACATTCGACGAAATAATTTCGCAATACGCAAAATTATGACTAAAAAAGAAAGATTAGAGGCAATAATCGACTATTATAGCGATGGAAAGCCATCAGTATTTGCGAAGTATATAGGCGTAGCTCCATCAACTATTAGTTCATGGCTATCAAGAGATACACTTGACTACGATTTAATTTTCGCAAAATGCGAAAAAATTTCATCTAATTGGCTGCTCACTGGAAAAGGCGAAATGATTAAAAATGCAGAGCGAGAACAAAAAACAATCGAGATTTCCGAATCTGCAATAAGCGAAACAAAACGAAAAGGAGCACTAATCTACGACATAGACGCAACATGCGGGCTAAGTGGTAGAGATATAGAATTTACAGACGAAAAAGTGATAGGAAGTATAGACGCACCGGAGATAAACTCGGATTCAAAGATTATATTCGCCACGGGCGATAGTATGTTACCGCTAATCGCTTCGGGCGACAGGGTAGTAATTAGAAAGATTGAGAGTTGGGATTATTTCAACTACGGACAGGTGTATTTAATCATAACGAATGAATACAGGCTTATAAAAAGAGTTCGTAGGCATCCTAAAGATGCGGATAATTTAATCCTGCTTCGTAGCGAGAATCCAGACTATGATGATATAGATTTACCGAAACGGGAAATTATTCATCTTTTTATTGTGGAGAACATTTTATCAATCAAAAACATATTATAAATCACTAAAAACAAAACAACATGAAGAAGCTATTATTTTTAGCACTACTATTATGCAGCGTTTCTGTATGGGGGCAAATCCAAACAAATGTAACAAAACAATGTTATCTATTATATGACTTTGACGGTAAATCTTTCAATAAGAATAAGAAGATAAAAGAAGGTACTACTATAACATTAACCAAAGAATCTGATCGCCTTATTGGATTCTACGAAGTTTTGTATAAAGGGAAGCAATATGTAATAAAAGAGAATTGCATAAATCAAAAGGATCTAAGTTTATTGCCCAAAGATAGCCTAGCGATTCAAAAGTATTGCAAAGCAATCACTAAAGCAGGAAAAAGGTGTTCTCGCTTGCATGAGCCCGGCAATGTGTATTGTTGGCAACATAAAAAAGATTCAATCAATACGCAAAATATTCATTCTCGACAACAAGATAGAGTCATCCACACGGGACCACGAGGGGGCAGATATTATATTAATAGCAAAGGGAATAAAGTATATATCAAAAAATAAAATTTATCATATCACCTCTAAAACAAACTCTGCATGAAGAAATTACTATTTTTATCATTGTCTGCTCTATGTCTAAGCGGCTGTTCTTCTAAAACCGAGACGCCTTTAGAAATATACCTGAACGAGCACAATCAAAATTTAAAATCATTAGAAATAATCGAAGTTTCAGAAATAGACAGTGCATATTCTCCTTATAAAGAATTAATGTCTTTATCTTATATGTATTCAAAACTCGGTGCTGATATAGCAAAACTAAACGCAAAAGCATTTAAGGCAAAAAGCAATAAAGAGGCTATTGCAATATTAGATAGTGCTTTGAATATATATAATCAAGAAGATGCAAAGCTCGATCCTATAACAAACAAATGTTTTAAATCTATTGATTTTCCTGAACTGATAGATGAAAAAAATAGAATATATATAAAAGCAAAATATAAAATAGACGGGAAAACCGATGTTCTCTCTGGGTTAAATAGCGCACACGATGCAAAAAGAGAAATTGAAAAAGATAAAAGAGCAATAAAGAGAGGAGAATATAGATTCAATGCTCAATAACCGCCCAATAAACAAGTGTCATCGACCATTAAAACAAAATATTATGAATAAACTATTAGTACTATCAATCACAGCGATTTTCGTCCTACTATGCCTACAATCATGCAGTAAGGATGATGATAACCAAGACGAGTTTTTAAAAGAATATAATTTACCCAAAGGAATAACTAAGCCAACTATAGGATGGCAGTACGAAGAAGAAGTTGCTAAAAATGCATTAATAGCAGGATTTCTTAATGGTGATATGTGGTTTGCAGCATACAACGAGAAGAAAGAGCAGATATTCGAATATACAGCACCAATGATCCGAGGATTCAATCAAAAATTTTATTTAGAGTTCGGTAAGGTTGAAGAGCATAATATTGACCATATTTCCTTATCTAACTTTATCATCAAAGATGATGGAATTATTTTGTTAGTGAATTATGGTGGTCCTAATGAAATTATTTCCACTCTTGGTGGAAAAGAGAAAAGGCTTTATTACAATAGATATGACAATTCAGTATTCGATATTAAAGATTGGTATGGTGATTATTTTATCACATTAGGATACAATAATAATAACCTTTTGCTTGATAATAATTGTAATGAGATAGAAAAGATACCATTAGGAAATAGAACCATCAATAAATTAATTCCAATTGATAATATTAATGGTCTAGAGGTATCATACCCTTCTGTGTCTTTAGTCAATATCACTAATGCCGATTATATCTGGCAGTACAAACACAAAGGATACTCCGAAGAATTTATAATAAAGAACAAGTCAATAAATATTAATGACAATTTTATAGACTTTACTTTCGATATCGTATACAGAAATGGAGATAAAGAAAGAGAATCTTTTAAACTAAACAAATTGACGGGAGAGCTTATTAATGAAGCTAATAGTATCAATTGAAAATACCCTACGCCTGAATGAATAAACCCGAACAACATGAAAAACTGGATTAAATCATATTGGAGCAACTGTTTGTCGATCGCTGCGATTATATGCAGTGTTGTCGCTATTTGCGTTTCGTTACCATCCGCGCCGGAGTTAGGTATAGACTATATCGGGGTGATAGTAGGGATTTTATCGCTTTTAGTGACGATGTTAATTGGATGGCAGATTTGGAATGTGATTGCAATAGATAAGAAGATAGATGGTAAAGTAAAACAAACTAGCGATTCTTTAACGGAGAGTATCAATGTTACCAAAAAAGAAATGATAGAATACATTGAAAAAGCAAATGAAAAAAGCCAAACAGAAATAATGACGTCATTATTATTCATACAAGGAGATAATTTTTTATTTAAGAGTCAATTTGAAAACGCTTTACTTCGTTATTTAGACGTCATATCTGATATAATAGAAAAGCCATATATTGAGAACTATTCAGATGCAATAAACGCATGTATATTAAAGGCTAGAGAAGCTATGCGATCAGTTAATAACAATGAATTGAAAAGAGTATTGAAAGAGGAAAAGAAAGAATCCTATTTGAAAGCATTGTTAAAAATAGAAGGATATAAAGCAATAGATATAATAATATTTCTCCGTGGATTATAACATAATAACAATATGAATAACACAGAAATAATCGCAGAAGAAATTATAAAAATCGCCTACGACAAAGGGGGGCTTATAAATGCTGATGATTTGACAGAGGATCAAAGAAAAGCTACTACCGACAACGCGGTTGATTACGTCATGCGATTTTATGGAACTTTCTCCGGCGACGGGAAAAACCGATATTATGGTTTAAACGAAAAAGGATTTGAATTAGGAAGACGCGGATTCTTTAGCGGAGAAGAGAAGGAGAGGAAAAGACAACGAACAGGCGTAAATATAGCTATAATAACAAGCATTGCATCTGCCATTATAGCTATAATTGCAATAGTCGCAGATTATTTGAAGTAGTTCAAATAGACGGGTACATAATTTTGTTTTCCTGTTTTGATATACTCTAAAAGGATTTCAGTAAGTTCAAATAAGTATATACTATCTGTATTTTGAAAGCCCATGGTTCGAGGCTGTTCTTTGTGAGTAATGATTTGAATAGCTTGCTTTAAGCAAAATGCTCTTAGTTCTTCATCTGTCATAATAGTATGTTTACTATTAGCCGGATAAACTAGAAACAGATAGCTTAAATTCAAACAAATAATATTTGCTATTTCTGATTGATTGATTAACTTTGTATTGAAAACGTTCTTTGATAAAAATGAAATATAAGAGGTGATATTTATAAGGAAGGACATGAGTGCCGTTTTTTAATGCAAATTCGGTGCAAATAGATTTTATAAATATTATAAGATATTAGTTATAAGCGTTTTAGATGGTGTACAAAAACGCCTCTCACGCATGTAATACGAGTTCGATTCTCGTACCCACTACCAAAGAAAAAAGAGGAAATGCAGTTTAA